TCTCGGAAGAGTCAAGGTGAGATGTCTAGGCTATCACACAGAGGACCTAATTAAACTCCCTACGTCTGATCTACCATGGGCACACCCTATGAACCCTATTACATCAGCGACTGTATCTGGCATTGGTCAGACACCTTTGGGTGTTGTCGAGGGCACATGGGTCGTGGGTTTCTTTACTGATGGACATACAGCACAGCAGCCTATGATTATGGGGACTTTGCCTGGTGTCCCTGCTAACTTACCTACGAAGGACTCGAATCTAGGATTTCAAGATCCCAATGGTAACTATCCTCGAGATTCTTTAGTATCAGATGTCAATAGATTAGCAGTTAATGAAACAACAGAGGTGCCTGATTTGGCTGCTGTTGATGGAGGTAATCAGATTGTAGAGTTTAATGGTGGGAAGGTTGATGATTCGATATCTAAGACAAATCGTACCTCTTCTGAAGAAACCATTAAGATGGCACAGTTTCAAGCAGACCTGAGTAATGAGTTTACCGTTAAAGGGTTTGCAGGGAATTCAAATACAGCTGAGATGTTAAAGGTGGCTACAGATTTTAAAAAGAATTATGCAAAGAAATTTAAACTACCAAACAACATATTACAAACACAAACAAATATAAGTGTCGGTGCTGCAAATCACATTGATACCATTGTTACAAATACAATCGATTCAATCAATGGCACAAACACAGGAACGTTACTTAAAGATTCAATATTGGTAAATACCAAAGGTAAACTCTTTACACCTGGTAATTTAAAAGATATAATACCTCAAAATCTATCAGCAGAAGCAATTGCAAAAGGTGTTGTAAATATATCATCATTCAATATTAAAGACTTAGCTATAGATAATTTAGAAAAGTTGTACTCTTCCGCTACAAATGAGATACCTGGCAACCTCATCAAGGGGGATGTTGCTGCAGGTGCATTAAAATATTTTAAATCGCCCTTGAAGAAAGTATCTTTAAATCCACATCTAACAACTGTATTAGATAAAGCAAATCTAACACAGAATATTGGTGTAGCACAGATTGATGGTGTTGTAGGTACGATTGACGGCATTAGTGGTGCTGCTTCGGCATTTACAGACCTAGGTGCAATCACGGCAGACCTTGATATTTTATCAGGAGGTTCATGGTCAGAACCACCATCACCATACAATGCTCTGTATCCATATAACCATGTATATGAAAGTGAGAGTGGACATATAAGAGAGTTTGATGACACGGCCGGTAGTGAAAGAATACACGAGAGACATATGAGTGGTTCATCATACGAAATAGGACCTGAAGGTACTAAGGTAACTAGAGTTGTAAAAGACAACTATGAGATTATATCAAATGACGACTTTCTTCACGTCAGAGGTACACGAAGACAAACAGTTGACGAAGGTGTAAGAATCAGATGTAATGCAAAGGCAGGACCAGGTAACAATTATAATATAGAGGTAGGTGCAGGATCTAATTGCAATATAGAAGTCAATGGTGGTAACGTTAATGTTTCTGCTTTAGGTTTCGGTCTTGGGGGTAGTATCAATCTAAGTGCCACAAGTAATATTAATGTGACAGCAGGAGGTTCTATAAATCTAAAAGCTGGTGGTGCAATTACAGAGGGTGCCTTAGCAAGAACATCTAATATTGTAGGAGTGAATGTAAACAGCGCTAGAGAGTTTGTCATCAACTCAGGTGTAACAGACATTAATTCACCTCTTGGTATCTTCTTAAACTAGACTCACCTATGACTATAATATAAGTGTCAGAGTCCGTGTGTTCAAATCTCACCTAATACCAACCAGTAGTCATAAGGGATCTGTTAGTACATAGACCGTGTTTTACTTCACTTTTTTTTTGAGTATTTTTAAACTACATACAACAATGAGGTAGTAGGTTTACTGAGTTCAGATTTTCTCTTGATAGATAGATCAATAGATGTTTATGTTTAATGATCTCATCTTGATAAAATCCTGACAATCCTGGTTCAACTACACAATACTCAGAAGATTGAACAAACTCTTTATTCTCATTTAACTCTCTTTGTACTGTATTTAATGTTTTAATCGTAATCATATTTTTTATCTTTCTGTTAGGTTTATATTGATTTTTTTTCTCGTGTATTTTTTTACGAAGTATAGTCTTCTAAGTAATCAGATAGTTCAGAAAACTTACTAGACAAATCAACAGTATCAACAAGTTGAAAATTATTAGCATCTTCGTCTTCTGAGAAGTTCTCATATTCATCTGATAATTCAATCTTCTCATTGTAATCGTTAATCAACTTAGACATCTTTGTTTCAGTATCATCAATCAGTTTCTTTACTGATTCACTCATTGTATCGTATTCTTTTTCATAGTTCATATTTTTCCTTTTGTTATTGTGTATAGATATATGCTATCATATACGTCCGAAAAAGTCTAGTGAAAAAAGGACGAGTATTTTTCACTCATATAAAGTCGGCAGGATACATAAATAGATATGTAACTTAACATAGGAGAAAAAAATGACACATTCAAACTCTTACGAAAGATATAAGAAAAAACACACATACTTAGAGAAAAGAATTAACAATCTCGAATCAAAGAACTACTTTAATCGTAGTCTCATTACAAATCTAAAGAAACAAAAGCTTCAACTGAAAGACCGTATGCTTTCGGAAAGAAGAAAAGAGAGCATTCGCAATTTACATCTTGTACGTGCAATCGGATAATGCTTGACATTCGTATAGGACTATGATATACTAAGAGTATGTTTATAGAAGAATTAGGATGGTTTCAATATGTACTTGTATTTGGCATATCATTGTTTATAATATGGTACTATGGAGCACCATAGATTCTCATGCACAACTTAGCACAGTTATATGAGAAGACAAAAGGTATTGAGAGAATTGCAATCTCCATACGAAAGGACATTCGAACATTAGGGGTAAATGTATCTGCGGAAGAGATGCAACACAAACTCGATAATCTAAGAGTCCTTTGTGAAGAATTAAATATTGATTTAGAAACCCTTCGAAAATAAGGATTCTTTTTCAAAAAAAAACCTTGGAAAAAAACTTCGTACTCCTGCGAAGGTTATAAATATATTCATATGAAAACATTAAAACAAGTTGAAGCCATTGACGCCATCTGTGAATCCGTATATAAGGATCTACCCATTACTGAATCTGAATATCAAGGTAAGAAGGTGAAATTGAACGACCCTATAAGAGGCGGTTCAAAGAAGTTTTATGTTTATGTGAAAGATGGTGATAAAATTAAAAAGGTATCATTTGGTGATACAACAGGTCTATCAATTAAACGTGATGACCCTGCAAGACGTAAATCATTTAGAGCAAGACATAGTTGTGATACTGCAAAAGATAAGACAACAGCAAGATATTGGAGTTGCTATCAGTGGCGTGCCAATGCGCCAGTTAATAATTAAACCTTTTCACATTCGAAAGAAGAACTTAAAATGTTTTTATGTGCTAATATACCACACATTGAGGTCTTTGTTAAAAAAGAATTTCTTTATGACCACGAGAAAGGTCACGGAGAACTGGTTGAAGGAGTTTGGGTAACAGTAAAGTCCATACAAGGACGTGCTTTATACTTTGAAACTTATCTACCTGAATATGGTGCTGTATATGATAAACTACCTCTCAATGCTTTTGTTTGGAAAAAGGACTATGAAGGCGATTTATCTTTAGAAGAATTAGAGTTATGGGATTGCTTTAGTTATGATATTACAGTTATAGAGAAAAGATTACTTAAAGGACAAAGAGCTAAATACTACTCCCCAAGTAAAGTATGGCACGAAGGAACTTATATGTTTACGATTGATAGTTGTAATCCAGATTCAAATCGTTTGAATACAACCTTTAGTGAAGTGCCAACACAACACAAATCATTTAACATTCTAAAATTGAATAATGGGTACTTTGCTGCTCAACCAAATAATAGAACATTAATTTTAGATAAATCATATACACCCAAAGAATTAAAGTTTCCTGATTTTAAGGTCTCGTCTATTGAATACTCAGTAGAAGATAAAGCAAAAGAAACCTTTGGTGATGATACAGAATTTTTCTACGGACTTAAAACAGATGAAAAATAGTTTACTTATACACAAACATTTAATTGTTCGTGCTGAAGTAAATCAACCGCCTACAGATATCGTTGTACTGTCACAATGGATGCAAGATTTTATTCGGTTCATTGATATGAAATTGATGATGGGACCTTATGTTGCTTATTGTGATATGCCGGGCAATCGAGGCATCACAGGCATTGCTGTCATTGAAACATCACACATTGCTATACACGTTTGGGATGAACCTAAACCTGCTTTAATGCAACTAGATGTTTATAGTTGTGCTGACTTTAGTCCATATAAGATAGCAGAAAAACTTAAAGAAGACTTTGATATAGTTAAAGTTGATTATAAGTTTTTGAATAGAGAAACTGGATTAAAACCAATACGCTTAACCCCTAAAAAATTAGGAAAGGAGAACTAAATGAAAACAATATTGATAATTTTATTTTCTATGATATTAATAGGATGTACTAGTAGTATTAAAAATCCTAGATTAAGTCTAGGAAAAAAATGCATAGAAGACGATACTAATATATCTTATTCATACATATGGTTGTATGATAAAACATCTGGTATGTCAGCCACAAAAGAACAGTGTTAATAATAATCAAGTAAGTGAGGATCGGTACTATTATAAGTATGTGTGTGCGTCCTTCAGAAACCATGCTAAGCTAGCGACGGAGTATATAAAACAATAGTAAAGTATAACGTATTAATTTATATCAACAATTCCGTTTGCTAGTCTTAATGGTTTTAATGCTTTCCAGAACTTATTTAAATTTTCAAAAGAATTAGAGTTATTGGTAGGGTGTGTTTCTAGTTTTCTGTTTATACTACTACAACTTACAAGTAGTATGAATAATACCATCATAATTCTATTTAGCATAATCTCTTTCAATAATCATATCAATGTAATGTTTAGCTTTCTCTAGGTCTTGTTTCTCGCCTTTACTACTATGCCTACAAATATACTTAATTGCATTGCCTTCGGCAAATAGTATCTTATTCTTGTTTATAAATTCAGATGGTTGTATCGCCATATCTTTATAGTGATTACCACCTACTTGTGTATCGTATGGGTTCTTCATTTTTTTCTTTCTGTTAGTGTACTTTATTTTATAGGGAACTATTATATCCATTAGTGTACTGTTGTTTCTTTAGGTTTTTTAATTTCTTCAAATGGGTGAACATCTTTAAAACTTTTTCTTATAACTTCTATCATTTCTTTATAATCTTTTTCATCTAATACTGTTTTGTATAATCTTAATCCGATTGTTATTAAACTAGAAGCAATTATTTGCCAATTAAACTTAATGCCCATAATAAGTGTGTATCTAAACAAATCATCAAAGGCTTCATCTAAAGCAATCTCATCATCTTTAAGCATACATTTCCATTCTAGTTTCTGAACTTGGGTTATTATAACTTTTACTTTTTAATAAGTCATTAACAATTGGTTTTAATAAGACCTTTTGTTTGTATGTAATTTTTGAATATAGTTTAGTTTTGTTTATAATATAACTAGGTTCTAAATTTACTAATTTACAATAAAAATCAAACATAGGATCATTATTGATAATCCAATTCATTGCTTGAATTTTATGTTTAAGATATTTCTTATTAAGTCCTGTGTATTTAGCGTCTTCAACTGCTTGTGTTAATATCGCTGCAGCTAAACTTGTATCTCCTCTTGACATTATATACCCTCTCCTTCTGTGTATGGTGACGCAAAGGTTTCTTTAGCATCAAAGTCTATTTCAACATCGCCATTCTCTTTAGCAAACTCATCATCTGAATATACAACCTTACCCATCATTTCACATTTTTCAATTACAGCATTCTTTGCTTCAATGTAATATGTTTCTACACCGTCATTCTCATTTGTAAGATTTGTTCTGATAGTATCGTGATCGATACCGCCACCTTCTAAAAACTTTTCTTGTGCTTCATCTTGATTGTTAGCAAGAACATCTTGTTCTACAATTACGTTGTAGGTAGTTTTCTGTCTATACATCTTCTTACCTAAATCGTCTTTGTTAACTATCATATCTGTAATCGTTCCCATTATCTTTTTCCTTTTCTTTTTAGTTTTAGTTTTTTCTTATACTCTTGTGTTTTTTTTAAACCTAATGTTGGTTTAACGTTTTTAATTGTTTTAGTTTCTTTTCTCATTTGCCTTCTTCATTACGGTCATACCTGATGGTGTTTTATAGATATTCCATGCCTGTTTGCCGTCCATATAGTATCCATGCAATTGTAATTTAACTTTACTTTTTTTCTTTTTAATTTTTTTCATACGAATCTCCTTGAGTTGACATAGTTATAAACATTGTAGCAAGAGCCGTGATAAAAAGTGCAAATCCAATCATAAAATTATCTGCTTCAACAGCACCAGTAGCAAGAATAAG